CTTTAGCTAATTTAATTGATTGTGCATCAGCTTTATCTCTAACGAAAGCCATGATGCTCTTTCCTAATTCTCTACCCTCTATACTATTATACTTAATTCGTAGCTGAATTAGCAGGTCTGCAAACCCCATTACACCTAAACCTATTTTTCTTGTGGATTTAGTCATTTTTTCTATCTCAGGTGTTGCATATTGATTAGCATCAATTACGTTGTCTAAAAAGTGAACTGATGTTTTTACAACTTTTTCTAATTCTGCCCAATCCACATCATTGTGTTCTTCATGATAGAACTTAGCTAAGTTAATTGAACCTAAATTACATGATTCATTCCCTAGTAAAGGCTGCTCACCACAAGGATTCGTGGCAATCATTTCACCATATTCTTCTGTAACATGATTGTCTTTATTCACGTTATCCAAGAAAATCATTCCTGGTTCGCCGTTTCTCCAAGCACCATAGATGATTTTATCAAATACTTCTCTAGCATCTAGTTCACCCACAACTTCTTTTGTGTTTGGATTAATCAAAGGATATTTCATTTTAGCTTCTACAGCTTTCATAAAATCAGCATCTACACCAACAGAAATATTGAAGTTATGAATATCACCCTCTACTTTTTTACAGTCAATAAACTCTAATATGTCTGGATGATATACTGACATCACTGCCATGTTTGCACCATCTCTTTTACCACCTTGTGTAATCATAGACGACACTCTTGATAATGTTTGTAATACTTGTATCGGGCCACATGCAATACCATGAGTTGTTTTTATTCGGTCACCTCTTGGTCTTAATTCACTAAGAGCAAATCCTGTTCCTCCCCCAAACTTTTGTACCATAGCTATATCATGAGCTGTCTTCATAATATCTTCCATGCTATCTTTTAGAGGTAGAACGAAACATGCTGATAAAGTTCCTTGTTCAGTTCCTGCGTTCATCAATGTGGGTGAGTTAGGTATAAATTTTAAACTCTTCATCATCTCTGTAAAGTCTACAGCTGTTAGTGCTGCATCAGCAGCTAGCTTACCATAGAGTTCCATGTCCACTTTTGCGATTGCTTGACCTACTCGTTCAAACATATCATCTGCTGTTTCAATGACTTCGTTATTTTCGTCTTTTAAATAGTATCGACTTGATGCGACTGTTTCTGCTTGTTGTGTTAATTGCGTGACCAATGTGATCTCCTTCCTATCCTCTGTACCCACAGTACAGACATAAATTTCTTTCTTCTACCCAAAAGCTCGGCATACAAACCATCTCATCGCAGTTTGGGTTCGGGGCTTTTTGTATTTTATCTGTCTTATTATTATACTCATTTCCTGTCCATTTTGACAGGTCAGGTAGCTTACTTTGTTCTTTTACAGTATTTTTTTCTTCAGGTGATACTGCCTCTAGCCAATCAGTAGCACTACCTAAACTTTCGTATCTGTAAAGGGTTGTTTCGTAAGCTGCTTGTAATGCCATAGCTATTGAGAAGAACGCATCTCCATGCCCCATCGGAGTCTCTGGTGCTTTAAGGTCATTACTAACAGATAATATTTGTTGTTTCTGTCTTTCATCTTTTATTAAGGTTAGATTATCAGAATATACATATTCTTCAAAAATCTGAGCCATAGTTCGTTTACTTTTCTGTGAGAATGTCATAGAGTGCCAGACATGATCTAGTCCTCTATCTTCTAGTTCCCCTCTTGTATTATCTATGTAACCTTTCTCTAAGTTGTAATTTTCAGCTATTTCATTCAAATATTGTATCTGATCTGAATAGCTCCATCCATCTAACCAAGATTGATGTACTTGTTCTATCTTATCACCCCTTCTTCTAAATATAACTAGATGAGATGGGTGTCTCTTTTTACCTACATCAAATCCTGCAAACAATTGGTCACCTGCTTCAGTTTTAAAAGTTTGATGTGCAGAATAGCTTTTTAGTGTTTCATCTTCACATTTTACAATGTCATCTTCACTAAAGTATGCTTCAGTTGCGAAGTGAGGTACTAGCAAAAACTCTGAAGCAAACGACTTAGGTCTTGCTTTTTGTTGATCTAGTAGCCACTTCTCACTGTATAGTTCTGGCATCAATACTCTTCTATCTGGCGTTGGGTCTAATGCTGGCAACACTCTTGATTTAAATCTTTCATCTTTTTGTAAATTACTAAGTAAGTCTCCCGGCATCATTGGAGTACCTAATACAATTACAGGCACACCTTTTAGTGGGATGAATAAACTTTCTGTCATAAAATGATCTTCAACCTTAGTTATCTGACCTGTGTTAAGAGGGTTTTCAGGATCTCTCAATACGTCATCAGCAATTAAAGCACCATTAACATGCATACCTCTTTTGAAAGAGAATAATCCACCATGCATGATTTCTACTGGTTTTTTATTTACATGGTATCTAAATGAGTAATCTGCTTTTGGAGATCGGTTGTCCATCATATCCAACAATTGTGGATTTCTATTTATTGTTTTATTTATTTCTTGTAAATGATATCTTGCCATACCATCACTATAAGATAAATAAAGTATAGACATGTCTCTTTTAGCTTTCAATAGTCTCCAAACACTGAAAGCATGCCCTAAAATAGTAGATTTAAAATGAAAACGTGGTAACACTGCTACATAATTTAGACCTTTTTCTAGACAATCTTCAATATCATCGGCAAGAACACCAACATGCCAAGCATTAAAGTATTCAGGATTATCAAAACTTTGTGACCATGTATCTCTAAGAAACTCATAGAAACTACCAACTTGATATGATGTATTACCTGTAGTAATACCTTCAGCTAATTTACTAAAGGCATCATCAAATGTAACTAATTCATCTTTCTTATTCAATGTCGTCTCGCTCCGCAACTAATCTTCGCAATCTATTTGCAACTTTTGTTATTACGTCTGGATCTGTAATTTCTTCTACTAATACACTTAGAACATCTTGTACAAACTGTAAGTTTACCATACCTTCCATGGTTTTTCTTTCACCTTGTATACCAATATCCATAGCTTTAACTGCTTCAAAAGCTCTTTCAAAATCTAAAAGTTCTAATTCAGATTCAGCTTTCTTTCTCATCTTTTCATAAGAATCTAGATGTTCACTTTGTAGTCTAGCTATTCTTTGACTTTGTTTCTCTTTAACTATCTCTTTCGCTTTTGTTGTCATAGAAGCGTTTTCACTTTTCCAATCATACTTTTTCGCCCAAGCATATATCGTTGGAGCTTTTAATTCAAGATCAAACTCTTGATTTACAATTGTAGCTATTTGTTCCCCTGTTTTATTATCTAAAAATAATTCAAGAGCAGCTAGTTTTACTTCTTCAGGATAGTTTTTAGGCATTATTTACCCTCCCATTTAGAACCAAAGGAATAATTTGTATAACCTTGATCACCACTTTGTGATTCTATACTACCACCTATTGCAGAGCCACCTTGTAAAAATTTACTCATGTCAACTCTACCTGTTTTATTAGATGCAGCATTGAAACATTCTGGAACTTTATGTTTTAAATTACCAGTCCCTGTGATTGTTTTAAATCTTATACCTATCTCTTTCTTGTTACATATACCTTTCCAAGATTCATCTTTAGTGCCTAGAGGTTCATAGTTAGGATTTTCTAATATAGTTCCTATCTTTCTACTTGCTCCCTCTGGTGATTCGTTATGTATACAAGCATAATAATCACACCAAACTACTTTGGCGTATTTCTCTTTAAATTCTTTTGCAGTCATGCCTTTAGGTAGACTGTCTTTAGGTTTAGTCTTCTTCTGCTTTCTAGGTGATGAATAATAAAATTTCATATCATCGCTAGTTTTCTTATATCCTCTAGGAATCCCCATCTCTACTCTCCTTTAATCCATACAGTGCAATACAAGCTGCATCTGCATAATCTTGTTCTAGAAAGACATCTCCCCATTTATCTACAGCAAATTCCATAATTTGTGTTTTAGAGCAGTTGCCTTTACCTACTATTTCTTTTTTCCACTTTGTATTATCTACCAATTGACAAGGTACGCGATTTTTATGGCATGTTATTTGAACGCCACCTACAACCCTAGCTATTTCAATCGTGGATTTTGGGTTTTGTATATAAATCGCAGCTTCTACAAAAGCCTTTTCTATATTTATTTTACTTAATATCTTTGCAAAATTATCAACAATATTTAAGAATCTAGTATTAAATTCAGCTTTGTTGTCAGGTTTCTCTGTCCTAAATTGCATTACTAAGTTTTCATTTTCATCAACAACAGCACCATGTATTGCTCTTGATGAACAGTCTAATCCAAGGATCATTTCTCACCCCCATATGTTCGTAGAGCTACAATTCTACTTATAGTATTATATGCAGTTGTATATGTGTTTAATAGTCCTGATAGTTCTTTTACAGCTATCTCTTTCTCTATTATTTCTTTTCTCCTGTTTTCAAGTCCGGGATATTTACTAAAGATCTCACCTCTAATTTCATCCTTTACAGGTTTCTTTTTACCTTCGTTTTCTCTTTCTTGATACAAAGTATACATTGCTTTAGAGTAACCTTCTTCAAAAGCTGCTTCTAAAGCATTTCTTTCTGATTCTCTTTTTGCAATCTCTGTTTCTAAATATGCTTTGTATCCACTATACATCACTAAAAATTCTTCTAACTTTTCATTGTTAGCATTGTATACTTGTGAAAACATTAATTCAGGTTTATCAGATTTATCAATCACTAATTCATTAATAGCTAATTCACCAATCGATTTTCTAGCTCTTCCTAGAGCTTTTATTGGAGTCCATTTCTCGTCTTCCATTAAACCTCCTTACATTTACACCACTTATCTCCTGTACATTTCTCAGGTATGGTTGCCATTCCCATAATATTAAGTAGTCTAGTTAATATGTCATCCCAAATTTTGGGACTAAGTTCTTGTAAAAATGCTTTTAATTTTTGATCATTCTTATTTTCATACAATACAATTCCATGTGTTACAGGTGTTGATTTGTGAGCATCATTCCATAAGTTCATGTAAGTATGTAATTGTAGAATATGTTCAGGCTTCGCTTCTTTTAAATTCTCAAACCCTCTAGCATTTATAGATTTTAATTCTACAGGCACTTGCCCATATTTTTCATGTCTAATTAAAAAGTCCATACGACCTGATATTGGTGGCATAGTGCTTTTCAAAGATATCTCTCTACCTTCTAATATACCCATGCTTGTAAAGTATTTATTTATTCGTTCTTCCAGAAATCCACCATTATCAAATATTCTAGCCAAAGTGCCATCTATTGTAGAAGATTCTAGTAGTCCATTATATGCCATGAATACAAATCTATCACAAGGATTAGAAACTGATGATGGAAAGAATACACCTTTTCTTGGAGGGTTTTGCTTTTTAGTAAGATGTTGATCTATAGCTTTTAATAACCATCTATCTTGTACACCTCTTACGTTTGCTTTTTTTCCAAGCTGTTTAATGCCTGCCATACTTCCTCCTTAATATTACTTTTAGTAGTTGACCTAATATGAATAATATGTTCTATACCCATTTTTCTTAAATCAGCATCTCTTTGCCTATCTTTTTTTCTTAAATGCCCCATGACTCCATCTGCTTCAACAACTGTATCTATTTCTGCTATATAGAAGTCTACAGTATATTTACCAAATGGAGCTTGAGTTTCATATCTAAGTCCTGTTGTATCTAGAACTTCTGCTACCTTCATTTCTTGTTCAGTATAATCTCTAGGAAATGTCATTTATAAGTTGCTCCTCTAACTCAGGTGTATCTATAAAGATCTGTTTAAGACCATTCATACCTTGAGCTTTGACATCTTCATATGTATACCATGCTCCTGCCTTTTTGATGAATCCTTGTTCAATAGCTTCTCTTATGTAGCTTTCTAGTATATCTATACCACCATCAACTCTAAAAGGAACTGCAGCAGACTTCCAGTTTTGTCCACCCACTTTAGTCTTTCTTAGTCTTACTTGCATATCAAAGCCAACTTTCTCACCAGATTCTTCAATCCACCCGTTTCTTCTAACTTCTAGTAAGAAATGAGCGAAGTAAGTTTGAGCTTTACCACCCGGCATGTTTTCTAATGCAACAGGTCCCATACTAGCTCTTACTTGATTGATGCATACTAAAGCTGTGCCATTGTGGAGACTAGGTAATAGTCTTGGTAATGATGAGTTAACAAATCTTGCTTGCCATGCCATAGGACTAAACGAAAAGTCTTCATCCATATTCTGAGCAGGGACTAAACCTGCTATACTATCTAATACAATTACATCAAATTCACCTGATGTAGCTAATGCTTTTATAGAATCCATAGCTTGTTCACCACTTGATGGTTGTCCTACTACTACTTTACTTGCATCTATACCACATTTACTCATCCAATCAGCATCCCATGATAGTTCTGTATCTATCCAAGCTGCTCTACCACCTTGTTTCTGTACTTGTGCAACTATCTGAGATGATAAGTATGACTTACCTACGTTAGTTGGACCATATATTAAGGTCATTCTTTTCTTTGGTATGCCACCACCTGTTAAAGTATCTAATGCTGGTATACCAAAAGGTATTCTACCATAGTCAAATACATTACTATCACCCATAGTTAAGTTAAGATTCTTGTCTTTTAGTAAATCTTGTATTGCTTTTTCTGCTGTATCTTTCATTTGTCACCTCTAGCTCTTATAGCTTCTGCCCATGCAAAGTAAACAGAACATGCTTGTATAATTTCTTCATACATGTGTCCATCATCTTCTTCCCATATTGCTCTAGCTACCTCTCCATTTTCTTCTGTGGCAATCACATTCCAATACATATCTGAATGTTTAGTCTGGTCACCATACATGGAGTCCTGTCTTTCTCGTTCTTTTAGAACATCTTCTAAAACTTGTGCTCTAGTCATCTCACTCATCAGTTTCCTCCAAAATCTTATCTAAGTTTGTATCTACTTGTTCTTTTACTGTTTCAAATATCTTATTTGCATAATCTTTTGATTTAGTAAGTTGTTCATCTAAAGGAAGATCAGTGTCTATATCATGTATATCTAAGTCTATTCTTCCATATTGATTGTTGTTTAGGTCTCCTACTCTATAAGTGAATCCTAATTTTACGCCTATTTTAGCCATGTCTTCTAGCTCTCCTTCGCTCTTTTAAGTAGCAAGCTGTACAATCATAATCATGTCCAGACTTTGCTTGTTTCTTTACGTTTATCTTTATGCCACAATCGTAACATTTTCTCCAATTACGTCTTGCCATTATTTCTCCTCATATCTTTATTTTCATTTCCTGTAATTTCAAACCAGAAATTTGTTGTGTCTATGCCTTGTTCTGCATATGTAACGTATGGATTTCTAGGTATA